ACAGAACACCACGCCTTTGTGTTTGATCGGTGCTTATATTTTACAATTTGATGAATTTTTACTATTTTCTAATCTCACTAGTCTTAGCGGGAAGAGTTAATCCTCTTATACGCCTAAGTTCTAGGAAGTCCAGTTACCTGGGGAAAGTGTGTTTCTCTCCTCAAACCCCTTCTGATGGAGTGATGGTCTACTGGCTATCAGAGATCTCTAAATTGAGCCCAGGGCCTCTTGACTGCAGCAGAGGAGAAGGGGATTACAGGAAGATGGATAGGAAGGAAATGAGCTCTCAGATGGTTGGAGTTGTTGAGTCTGCTGCTCAAGGTCTGGACGACAGCTTCGGTTGTCTTGGGGAGAACGAGGGAATAGAAATAATCTCCGACCAAATCCGTTCAGAGCCAAAACCCATGATTGTTAACTGCGACTCCGGCCTTTTCCAAGAAGAGGTGCGAGTCATAGGACTGAGTCCTAGAGAGAAGCCAAAGATTGTAGTCAACCCAAAGGACTCAGTGATTGCTGTGAACAATGACACCAAAGAGAAAATTGCAGATATGCTGAAACAGGACCATAATAAGAAGGAGAAGCTACTGGCTGAGGCCCTGGAAGAAATCAAGAAAATACGTAGTTCTCATGGACTGGAGAACAGCAAGAAGGAGGATGAGCTTGACAGATTGTTAGGTGAGAAGACAAGGCTTGAGGGTGATCTTAACAGAGAGAAATCTCTTTCAACAAGGTTGGAAAATGAGTTGGCCATCATGAAAGATGAAATCTTCAAGAGAGAAGAGAGAGCAAGGGCTGAGAAGAGAAAAGCTGACATGCAGAAGGAGATTGATGTATCAAAAAAGAACCCAAAATTTCTCAGACCCCCATCTGCAGGTTTCACAACTATTGCCCCTGCTATCATGATAGGACTGCTGTCTGCTTCAGTTGTGTCCCCACAAATGCTTGCCCATGTTAACAACAGACCAGATAAAGGGAAATTCACTCTTGATAATGAGGAGGATACTGGAAAGCAGTGTACATCTGTTGACTATGGATCTGACTGCAAGACGCTTACCACACTGCTACAGCCAGGCAAGTACCCGTTTTTCATGGCTCATAGTCAACACCAGTCCCTTATAGAATCTATCAATGAAGACATAGTATCAGTCTCATCTGATGGTTTCTGCAATCACTCCAATGGCGCTGCTGTGAATGAGAAGTGTAATGAGGAGAGAGCTCACCTAAGGCATGAGTGCCCACCTGGTTTCCAGTCCATGATCTTCTTGGGATCTGATGGTATGGTGAAAGGTACCAAATGCCCCAAAGATTATGAGGTTACAGCAGACTGTCAGTTTTGTAAAAAACTAAAGTCTGATGATGCGGCAAAGGCAAATGGCTACGTGTTGCATCTCCAGGATGTCTTCTGCCAGACTGGGGGACAGTCTTACACACTGACACCACCCGCTCCCAAAGGATACTGCACAATAGGAGAGAAGGCATATAAGAGGTGTGTGGATTATGAATCTCACTATGAGAGAATTCCTTTTATCACAATGCCAGTTGCGGGGAAGATCTATCTAGACACCTTAGAGATGAAGAATACAGAGGAGGACAATAGAGGAAATTTCTTGTGCTATTCTCACATTGGACAGCACCAGACATCTGGGTCTATTACTGACACTGAGTCCGGAGTGTCCCAGCTTAAGAAGGTAAACCCAGATGCTTGCTCTAGCTCAACTTCAAAGTGTGTTGGGGACGCTGTGTACTGCACTAGACATAAGTGTGTTGAGCACAAGCCTCTTGCATATTGCATGGTAAGGAGTGGTGCAGGGCCTATCAGGGTTAGGATGGGGGGAGAATGGGTGAGCCCATCCTGTGTTGGCTATGAGACAGTCTTAGTAACGAAGCCCCTGGTATCCAGCCCAATAAAGCCAGTTGGTAGATGCTCAGCCTGCATTAGTGAATGTCAGAAGGATGGTATTCTCATTAGGACGTCAGACTCCAAGGTGGTGTCTGCAGTGGCTTGCTCAGGAGGGCACTGTGTCTCCTCACATCAAAAGCCGGACATGGAGATTAAAATTGAGTATCCTGGAATGCTTCAGTCTACTGGGGGCAGTGTTGGGGTGCACCTCTCATATGAGGGGCAAGCCCCTTCTGACCACATCACAGTTCATTGCAACCCTGTTGATCCTTGCATCGCTCATGATTGTTATATCTGTGCTCATGGACTAATCAATTACCAATGCCACACTACAGCTTCAGCCTTCGTAGTGGTGACCTTAATAGTGGGAACACTGTGGATGGTAGTTTCTATCTCTTTGGTGCTTCTCAGATATCTGGGGCGCACTCCTGGAAAGCTGAAGTCGCCAGCAAAATGGGTGGGCTTGCTCATCATGTGGGTCTACGGGAAGATCAGGAAGGCAATCAGCGACCACCAGACTGAATTGAACAGGAGAATAGGATGGGAGGGGGATGTTGAGCGTGGCCCAAACAGGCCAGATGTTGTGGTTAGAAATCCCAACAGGCAGGCAAGAATCATGCCTGGAGGGGGGCTAGTAAGATACAGCACATACATGGCTATGATAATGGTTCTGATCCCTGGAGCAATGTCCTGTTCAGAGACTGTCCTTGCAAGCTCTAAGATTAAGAGGTGCTTCACGGAGTCTAACAAAGACAGATGTATCTTAAGTGGATCTGTTCTTATGAGAGCAGGGCCAATAGGATCAAGCTCCTGTTTGCTGATACAGGGGTTGTCAGAAAATCAAAAGGAGTTCGTTTCTATAAGGACAGCATCAAGTGAGCTTGTTTGCAGGGAAGGCCAGGGCTTCTGGACCACCCTCTACAAGCCAAAATGCATGAGCTCCCGAAGGTGCCACTTAGTGGGTGAGTGCCATGGCAACACTTGCCAGTCGTGGAATGAAACTAGACTGTCTTCAGAATTCTCAGGCCTTGACAATAATAAAGTTATGCAGGAAAACAAATGCTTTGAACAATGTGGGGGCATAGGATGTGGATGCTTCAACATAAACCCATCATGTCTAATGGTACACACTGAACTAAGTGCTGTGAAGCCTGAGGCCATCCGTGTTTTTTCTTGCTCGGACTGGATTCACAAAGTGGAGTTGCAAATTAAGGTGCCGGATCTACCAGTCCAGACTGTCTCATTGGGCGCTCTCTCCACCGTCTCCACTCCTTGGGGGAGTATTGGCTTAGGATTGGATGCGGAAGGAATAACAGGGTCTAACTCTTATAGCTTCATGAAATCCAGTTCTGGAGAGTTCGCTCTACTTGATGAAGGATTGTCAATGATACCCAGAAGAGGCTTCATAGGAGAAATAAGATGTCCAAATGAAGCTGCCACTCTAGCAGCAAGTAGCAGCTGTGTGAGAGCTGACGACTTAATCAAGTATAGACCAATGACAGACACAATTGATTGCACATCTTCGCTCGTTGACCCTTTTCTGCTGTTCAACCTGGGGATGCTGCCACAGTCTAGGAATGGTAAAACCTTTACCAAGTCTAAGGACGGGACTACAGTGCAAGCTATGTCGAGCTCTGTAGTCGAGGCAAGCCTCTCCTTGAACTTTGACAACCTGGAGGTTGAGTTTGTGGTGAACCAGCCTGATTGCACTGCCACATTTTTAAACATTAGTGGGTGCTATTCATGCAACGCTGGGGCAAGAGTGTGCCTCCAAATCAAGACCAACAAACAAGGGACATTCATCGCAAATAATGAAGACAACACTGTGCACTTTATGTCCAATGTTGTTGGTAATAAGGAGATATACTGCTCAGTTTTACACTTCTCTAGACCAAGGGTTGAGGAGAATATGGAGTACACATGTGGCAGAGACAAAAAACCATTGATTATAAGGGGAAATTTGATAGCTCTAGATCTCATCACAGGGAGAAACCAGACTGGGGGGTCATCTGTGGTGATAAACCCCAAGACAGGGTCCTGGAGCCTGGGGAATTGGGTGATGGACTTCTCAGATTGGATGGGTGGGCCCCTGAGGACGATTGCAAAGGCTGCAATTATGGTGCTACTCTCAGTGATAGCACTCATTCTAATCTGGAACATACTTAAGCTAATAATCCAGAGAATGTTAGAGAATAAATGGAGAAAGGACAGATAAAAAACTGGAAGGCTCCGATGCCAGCTGCATCAGACCAAGGAACAGAGGGGACAAAGGATGAAATAGGGGGGAGGGGGGATGGGCAGCGGAGTTGCTCACCCCAGGCAGGGCCTGAATCGAGAGATTTCTCACTCAAACCAGAATCAAGAGCAGAATTTAGTTGCATATTCTATATAGATTCTTATTTACCATTGCACCGGTCTTTGTGT